CTCTAAGATTATCACACTTTGGTACTTAGAGCTCTAAAGAGATTCCAGCAGTTAAAGAGGTTTAAAGATGGCAATATCTCGATAAAACCATCATAATCTGCGTTTAAGCCTCGCAGAATACCTAGAGGGGTCCCCATATTATAATCACTATCCGAGGGAATTATATTTCTTATCTTCATTAGCAACATTGAATAGAAATTCAAAGTAGGATTTCTATTAATAAGAACTTTTACTTTGTCCTTATCTATCATATGCTTCATGATTTCATATACTTTGGTATTAAAGACATTTGCTCTTGACCAAATATTATATGCTTTAGATAATGTAATTCCATCAACTTTCATTATGTAATAAATTATCTTATACTTAAATATCTCTAAGAAAGTATTATATGATAAAGATAACTCATTATCTCTTAAAGTTGGATCAGGTACTATAACATTTCTTGCTGTGAAGTTTAAAGAACCACCCAGAATATCTCCTCTGATTAATCCTGTTTTACCATTTAATTCTTCAAAGTAAATATCCCACATTGCATTTACCTTGTATTGAATTCGATTAATCATTAAAGGTTTTTCTACTTCACTTGCAGTTAATAATTTCTCTTTTATATTATAGATAGTATTAACTAATTTATCAACAGAACTGAAGTAGAAAGTATCTGTTGTTTTTGCTTGAGGTCTTAACTTTGTAGTTACTACTGGTATATGTGAAGTAAATACACAATACTTCTGTTTTAAGATATTTTCAAAGATTTCTTTCTTCTTCTTTCTCTTATTAATGAAGTAATTGATAATTTCTTCAAATCTCTCATAAAACTCTGTAGTACCGATTCCCATGAATGGAGAAGTGATTTTAATACCTACATAATCTTCTTCATTTAATTTTTCAACCTCACCGTCTAATGATATTTTTCTTTTCATATTAATGATATCACTAAATACATTCTTACCTATCGTCTCTTTTAATAGGTTATAATAGTATGGAGATATAATCTTATTATCTCCAAGACTTATCCACGCTGTCATTTTGATATTAGTATCTTTGTACTCTACTTTAGTACCACAGAATGGACAAGTTTCTCCCTCAAATAATCTTGATTTGAATGCTCCACACTGACATCTGTATCTTTCTATGAAACTTTGCTCATCTTCATATGAAGTACCAAATAATGGTGATTGTACACCATACAATGATTTGGTCCTCTCATCATCCAATATAGTTTCTACAGGGTCAGTAACTAAGAATCCAGTTCCTCGTATTATGTCACATAGGAACTCACTATCCCAGTTTTGTCTGGAACAAGCAACCTTCGTCTTTCCCATTTCATAACTCCTTTCATATTTATATTACCTATGGGTTACTTTGGTGTAATACAAAATATATTTGTTTAGACACCAAAAAAATAATATATAAAGCAATATGAATTTTACCATATTGCTTTATATAAATATTATTATCCTATATTAGGAAGTCCTTTGAATAAATCTCTCCTTAGAGCTCTTTCTGTAGCTTTCTTAAATCTATCTGCTATTTCATAATTGCTATATATAAAAGGATTCTTTTCTGAATCAAAATCCTCTTTATGAGCAATATCAAGAATAGTGTATAATTTAGCACCATTCAATATAGCATATAAATCTGCATTTAATTCTGTATACATAGTTTTCCCACTAAGTATATTTTCTGAACGAATTTTATCAAACATAGGATTTCCAAATAAATCTACTGGTATATTTTTTGGATTTAAATGGTCTAGTCTTATATGACCAATCTCATGTAATAATACATACTTTTTAGTTTCTTTACTCATAGTAAAATACTCTGGAGTAACTACAACTAAATTTTCTCCATTATCAGATACCATTGCATATGCTGGTCCATTATTTTTATCAGTAAAATTAATACAGTATGAAATCATATCAGTAGTATATTTACCATCTTTCTTAAAGTTAGGTCCAGTTGTTGTTACAAAAGTATATATATTACCATTCTGATATTTTTTATCATTCTTATGCTTTAGATAAGCTTTATCTAGTAGCATTAATGTGTGTTCCAGACATTCTTGAGGAGTGTCTGTTCTTATTTCTTTTGACCATAATTTAAACTCATTAGAGAACCAATTGGTGAAATAACTTTCCGTAGTTAATTCTTCTTCAGCACTCTCATTAATACCATATCTTTTATCAAATGCACTTTTTCTTCTAGTTACTATATCATATCTTCTAGCATTTTCAAGATTTCTTAAAGTAGATATAGTACTATCGCTATTATTAATATCAGACAGTATATTGTATCGATTAGCACCGTTTAATATACTATATGTATCAGCATTTAATTCTACATATGATACCTTTCCATTCTTAACAGTTTTTATTCTATCACACATTATATCATCATCTGATTTAAATGATTTCTTCATATTATTTGGGTCAGTATGCTTTAGACGAATATGACCTATCTCATGGAGCATTGTATAAAACTGATTATCTTTATCCAGTTTAAAAAATACTGGTTCTAACAGAATGCCATCACCACCATTGTTTAGCTGTGTTGCTGATGCTGAATTTCCACCTATTTTTCTTTCTCCATCAAAATCTACTGCAAATCCTAAATCAAGCACCTTACCTGTTTTTAGAGGTAGTTTATAATAACCAATAGGTTCAATACCTTTTCTATATCTCAATGCCATGAAACGATATTTTCCATTTAACCAACGAATCATTTGCTCAACACTATTTCTATCTATCTCTTGGATATTCTTACTTTTCAACAATAAGTGATTGCTTAATCTATTTAATAGATATCCTTCTGTTGTATAATCTTCAGTAGATAAATTCAATTTTATATATTGCAATAAAGCATCTCTATGCCATTGATTAAATATACCAAAAGCTTCTTTGAATGTATACCATTTACCACTTCTAACATATGGGTCTTCATCAACTTCTGCTATTTTACCATTATACGTACCAGCATATTCTGCTGTAAATAAACTTGTAAAAGCACCTATATATTTTACACCGTATTGGTATTCATTATCTTTAGTTTTATTATTATCGGGATAATTTATTTTATAAGTAATACCAGTACTCTGTATATTAGATACTTCAAAATGAGTTTCTTCATGGCATTCATTAATAGCTTGAGTTTCTGGTGTTATATCTTTACCCAATGAACCACCAGGTAATTTATATCTTCCTTTTTCACCAGAAAGTTTAATGAACACAAACTCTTTATCTTTAATTATTAGAGTTTCAACTCTATCTCTATAGACATTTCCGTTTATTACTTTAATGGCATTCCAGTTACCATTCTTATCATAGTAACCATTATTCATTAAAGCTTTTTGACGGAATATCTTTCTTTCTTCATTCGTCAACATAAAAAATATTATTCCTTTTTCGTATTCATATTAAAAAAATGTGGTGTGGAAAGGTAATAAAGAACTTATTACCTTTCCACCAGATTCTATAAATTTTTATTATACATATATAAATCATAGTGACTCTTCAGTCTTTTAAGTTCACTATAACTTGGTGTATATGTCTTATCTTCGTTTATTAATCTATCGACTACTTCTATGGCTTTGCTTAGTTTCTTAATTTCATTATCATTTAGGTTTTGTGTTTCTATAATACGTAGAAGTATATCTCTAGCATATTCTTCATCATCAAGTATATCTTGAGATGATAATTTAATATATATTATATAGCCTGATTGTACATAAGTATTTCCAAATCTTACTAAATGTAAATCTTCATATTTCTTTATTATTTCTTCTTTATATTTCTTTTTTATTTTTATTATTGATAAATCATCTTTCTTATCATCTTCTACAGAATCTAAATAGAATTCTACTATTTCTTCATCTTCATGGTAAGCAATGATTTCTTTACTACTGGTGTTAATAACTGCATACATTTTGTAAACCCTTCTTATATGAATTTATAAATCTTCATTGATTTGTCATAAATTTGTTCCATTATACTTAGAGTTTCAAACTTCAATGCTTCTTTAACTCCTTCTACGCTAAATAATGCTGTTATAATATAAATTATCATTTTAGCTATTGATTTAACTGCTTTGGAAAAAGTTTTAACTGTATCAAGTATTTTTACTAAGAATAGATTTTGTTCCATATCTATTATTATTTCTTCTCTCTTCTCCTTTCTTTTCTTATTAGCTTCTTCTACTTTAAGTTTAGCTTTCCCATTTACAGCATTTCTTGCTTTAGCATCAATCTCTGCTAATTCTTGTTGATACTTAAGCATTAAATCAATCACCTCCTGATATGATGCCCCTGGATTAGCATCCATAAATTCATCCAGGTTTAACGAATATTTAGCCATAATATTATATTCTTCCTTTCATAATGAAATTTATTATAAAAAAATAATATATAATAAAAATTATAAAATACCATATTACAAACAGGAAGATAAAGCTAGTCCCTTTAGTCATTCTTGAGACTAGCTTATAGGTATTGAATAATACATTCAGATATCAGGAGACTGACTTTTCCCCCTTTTTAAAGTCAGTCTCCACCTCCTTTTTTCTCTTATTAATTATTTTTTCTCAAGTAAATCTTCATACTCGCCAAATCTATCACTACTAACTGCCCATAGTTTAATACCATATTCTTTACATTTATTGATTAAACGATTTTTGAACTTATGGAAATTAGTTTCCTCCATTAGCATTTGTACTAGTCGCTGTGTTTCATCATCTGGTATATCAATCATATCCAAATCTTCAAGATTGATTTGGTATGGCTTGATTTTTACCGTTAGTTCATTAACTAACTTCTTGATAAAATCATCTACAATATTATCTAATTTAACTCTGCACTTATTAACCTCGAGCTGAACTCTTCTAATATTAGAAGTATTGTAGGATTCTTCTCTCATTTTTTCTTTTTCTTCTTCATTAGGTGATGTTCCATGTTCATTCATATAATTATTAAATAATCTATTAAAATTATAATCTGATTTAATGGAAACGACCTGTTCCAATTTACCCATTATTTCACGGGTATGCTTATAAGTATCCAGTCCTTTATAACTTTTATAATGACGACATTCATTACCATCATATACTACAATATAATCATTATTATTCGTAGCAATAGCAATACCCAATGTGATATCATTCTTAACCATATTCTTTCTATCATTTTCAGTATCATAAATAAATACAACATAATACTTATTGTAATTACGTACAATTCTTCCAGATTTAATACTATCTCTATCTGGTAATAATTTATCACCACTGGTTATTCTTGTATTACCCAATACTGGTAGTTGTATTACATTTTTACTAATATACTGAATACTATCTTTGATAAAGTAATAAGACTCATTATCCACTCTATTCTTAGCTATAAACCCAGGAAAGCATTTCCTCTTAGCATAGTATGCGTTAAGATAACTATCTTCCTCTTTAATGGCATATTTAATAGCTTTACTATATATGGTATCTAACCATAGATAATCTTTATCTTCTTTCTTTAGTTTATTAATTACTTTAACAAACTCATTACCAGTAATAAAATCTTCACCGTTATCATGCCTGCCAACATTATACTCTAAGTACTTATTTTTAACAAACCTGCAAGCATCTAAAATGTCAGTAATAGCTTTTAATTGAGTTGCATTAGGGTATATCCTAATTTTAACAGATTTAACCATAATATTATACTTCCTTTTCTTCTGGTTCTCTTAAAGTTAACTGTTCGACCATTATAGATTTCATCTTACTATATGGATTACTACAACCAAGTTTCTTTACTAGGTAATCAGAAAATCTTACTGACAGATCTATTGCATCAACAAATGTCCTTTTTCCTGTACGTACTTTAGTCCATATAATTCCATCGTATTTGAAGAATGAACCTGACGGAAGAGATGCTATACTTCTTAATCCTAATGGAGTATATAAACTCTCACTTATCTGAGATACTTTCTCAGTTGGTACTTCATCTTTAGATTCAGCATCAACAACATCAACTGTGTCTGGTTTATCATCTTCTTCAATACTACCAGGTGTTCTCTCTATGATATAGAGTTCAGAATTATCTAAATCCATCTCCTTATCTAACGGAAATACCAAGTACTTATCATTTACAATTTCGCCGATAAGCACATCTCTTTCATTTGGACCGTATCCAATTCTTCTATATGAAGTTATCTTATTTCTTAATTTCTTTGGAAACTTAATTTTCTTTCCAATAACATCACATGTGACAAACTTTCTACCATTATTACTTTTTTTCTTACCCATTTTTAAAAATCTCCTTTACTATTAATATAATTATGGGTTATTAAGTTACATAAAAATATTATATAAATCATTTTGACTACCTAAATTCACATTACCTTAATACTTTAATAGAAAGGAACATACAAATGTATTCAATTAATGATAATAAAGATGAAAATTTTGATATAGCATTTTTTAGAAATACTTGGAATTTCAATTGTAAAGTTTGTGGGTTTAATAATAAGCTATTCAGAGTAATAATTAATAGAGATAGTAAAATTATTGGTTATTCACTAACTTGCTGTCAGTGTGGTAAAGTACATGAATTTCATATAGATATAGAAGATAATGGAGTTTATAATTTATTAACTTCTAATTTATTTTATAATAAAGGATTAGATGTTTGCTTACAACCTACTACTTGCAACCATAAACACTGTCCATTATATGGAACTTGTACTGGACCAGATTTTTATAAAAAAATAGAACATCACCAACACGGAAGTAATATCGATAAGAATATAATAGATATCCAAGTATTAAAAGAACCGAAATATCTGTAGAAAGCAGAAATATTACGAAAGTGTAGGTGGAAATGAGAAATGAACTGGAACAGTGTATTTGAACTTAGTGAAAAAGATGAAGATGAGTTGTTCTTATCTGAAATACCAGTTGACCTATTAAAAGAGTCACTAGTATCACAATTTGATTATCCTTTGGGTTATAAGAAATATGATTATATTAAATCTTTTATAGATAAATATGATTATAATAAAGAAAATATGATAGATAGTGACTTAGAAGATTTAGAAGAAACAAGAGATGAATTTATTGGTTTTGTAATGAACCTATTTGAAAATACTTTATCTATAGGATTTAATGATTTAGATAATCATTCTATAGATGATCAGCATAATATAATTCATCTCACATATTTATTCTTTATTAAGTATATCAAAAAGAACTTTGTTAATGCTATAAAGACTTTTATTGATACTCGTAAAGATGAGATAGATGAAAAATTTGAATTAAAGAAAGACGTTACCACGAATAATTTTAAATCAGAGATAGATAATACTCTTGATATTAAAATACTTGGTAACTTAAAAGAAGTTATTGATTATTTCTTTATGGAGCTAAATGAAATAGCTACAGTAGAGGAATTCTTAGATTTATGTGAAAGAGATGAACCAAGAGTAGAATTAGATGCAGTAAGAGAATATTATGCAAATACTACTCTTACTGGTAATTTCATAAATAAGTATATAGATATGATTGATGGAGAGTTCATATCAGAGATACAGACTAAGATTAGGAATTATATTCTTAAGAAGTATCCAAATAGAAAAAATGATTACATCGTTAAAGAGATATTAGATTCTATTGATGATGGGTTAAGCGATTAACTAATATAATATCTTTTAGTAACTAATACAATACAATTTATTTTAGAAAGGAAAAATAAAATGTTTGGAAATCAGAATCAGAGTAGTAATGGAAATAGTGGATTTAATAATCAGGTTAATGTAACAACCAGATTATATAATTCATATTCAGACACAGCAGCTTTAAATGTATCGGCTTGGAATGAGCAAATATCTCTTAAGCTTAGTCCTTTTAGAGGAAAGTCACCAGAGGGTATTAGATTATACTCTCAGGATAATAATGAGTGTATTCAGACAGCTCTTACCATGGATAATGTATCAGCTCTTTTGGAGGGAATTAATAATTTTATTATTCCATCATTAAAAGATAAGACACCAGGAGTTGTTGCAGTTATGGTAGGTACTATGGCTAATAAGAAGATTGTATCTATAGATACAAACGGTACTGATGTTGAATTGACTATCTATGTAGGAGTAGACGAGGAGAATAAAGCTCAAGAAGGAAATTCTATTGCTCATAGATTCAATAAGAAGGAATGGATTAGTGGTTATAATCCAGCAAATGGATCTGGAGAGATTCATGAATCTAATGCAGACTTTACTGCATTTACAAAGAAACTTGAAGAAGTGTATAAACTCTCATCAGGTGTTATTCATGCATTAAAGAAGCAGGAAGCTTATAAGAATTCTTATAGTGGAAGTAATAATAAGAATTACAACAACACAAGTAATTCAGGTTATCAGGCTTCTGTTGCAAATGCAGGAACAAGCAATATGAGTGATTTTATACCATTCGAGTAAATTTATTAAATGAAGTAATGATTAATTTCATTACTTCATTTTTTTTTATTTAGAAGAAAGGATTTACTATTATGGCTATTAATTTATCCGAGAGTGGTACTAAAGTATTTACATCATTTAATTCTCCTTTTACTAATACAGAAAATTTAGTAATAGAGTATAATGATATACTTAGACCATTAGGATTTGATGTATTAAGAGTTTTAAGAGAATCTGATGTAATAAATCAATTTATTAATATAGAACCTATTCAAAATATATCCAATGATGAATTATATGAATGGTATCTTAATAGAGAAGAAGCAAATGTATTTGCTAACTTTGAATTGAATGAGAATTATTTTAAAGATATGGAAGATAGATATGAATGGTTAGAAGATTTTTTATATAAAGAAATAGATGAATTAAAAGTATTAGATTATGCTATTAATTATTCTTTCTTAGAAACTATTCCAACTATATCTAATTTTGATATAATAAAAAAAGTATTTATTTATACAGAAAGATATTCAGAATCAATAGAAAAAGATATTAAAGAGAATTTTGGTAGTAAAGCAAAATATATCTATGGGGATTTTGGAGAAGTATTAAAAGAGAATAATATTAAGGATAATACAACTTATATCCTTAGTGATATAGTTAAGATAGAAATTCTTAGAGAGAATGATTTACTTAAATTTTCTTCTATATTATTAGCAGATAATTTTGGATATAATTATGATGAAGATGATGAAATACTTATTGATGTAGAAGAATTAGTAACTGATAATATATTTAAAATATTCTATTTCCCATCTGAGTTAAGTGATAATGCTGAAGATATATTTGACTTAGATTATGATTAATCATATTATTAATAACATGAATTTACTATGTATAGATGAAAGGGGTCATGTTTTATGAGAGACCAGAATACAGGTGAATGGTTGGAGCCTAGTGAGGGTATAGACCTTAGTACAGAAGATGGTAGGTTATTTAAAAAAGAACCTGCAATAAATGTAATTTCAAAAGAAGATTTTGAGATAAGAGTAGAAAAGGTTTTTAATCTTTTATGGAAGACACTTGCTAAGTCATTTGGTCCATATGGAGCACCTACATTAATTTGTAATTATCCATGGAGACATATGACAAAAGATGGTTTTACTATAATGAAGAATTTATCTTTTGATGCAAGTGAGACAAAAGTAGATCAAGCCATATCAGATATGGCACAAGAGATATGTGGTAGATTAAATTATAGTGTTGGTGATGGTACAACAAGTGCTATCATTGCTACTAATAGTATCTATCAGAATTATAGAAGTAAGAAGAATGAGTTAAATGATAAGTTTATTCTTCCTAGAGATATAATTAGTAAGTATGAAGTAATAAAGAATAAGATAATAGAAGAACTTTCTAAATATGCTAAACCTATCCAGACAAAAAATGTGGATGAGTTATATGAGAATATTAAGAATGTAGTCTATATATCAAGTAATGCTAATGAGTTAATTACTCAATATATAGCAGAATTATACAAGGAACTTGGTGCACCAGCTATTTCTTGTATTAAAGCTCCTGATGGAATAACAAAGAAAAAACTCATTAATGGTTATAGATATGAGTTATCTCTTGCAGATAGACTCTATATCAATACTGATGAGAATACTATGGATTTATCAGAAGCTGATGTAATCATATTTGGTACAAAGGTTGGTGAGAGTACATATAAGAAATTACTTAAGCCATTAAGCTTTGAATCGAAGATGAGAGGTAGACATCTCATAGTCTGTGCACCAACATATGATGAGATTGCTCTTAATACAGTAATTGCACCAGAGTTAAATGCTGAATGGAGAAAAGATCATAATGTAAATATGATATTGATGAGATATAGGGCAATATCTTCGCATACCAGAAAATTGATTAATGATTTCTCTATATTAATGGATACTGATGTTATTGATAGAGCAAAAGAAAAGTATATCATAGATAAGCTTGATTCAGGTGTTCCAATTCATCAGTTAGTGCAGATGGATACAAGACATATTGTGGGTACAAAATGTATAGCTATAAAACGTGTAGGCGAAAACGATTCCGCTTCAGTTACTTATGTCTATGGAGTCGATAATATTAAAGGATATACTCCATTAGAAGAGTATTATACAGAAGATGAAAATGCATTACATCTTGGTTATACAAGAAGCTGTTCATTGGGATTAACATATTCTCAGTTTATGGATTTAAATTATGACCAGAGAAGATATGATGCAGTACTTGCTGAAGCAGAAGTATTACTTAAGGAAGCTGAACAGAAATATCAGAAACTTGGTACTTTCAATGTAGAAGTAAATCAGTGTCAAGAAAGATTATATGCATTGAAATTAAAGATGGGTATAATTGAAGTTGGTGCAGACAGTGAAGTATCACAAGGTATGTTAAAAGATGCAGTAGATGATGCTGTTAAAGCAGCCGAGAGTGCATATAAGTATGGTACAATACTTGGTTGTAATACAAACCTTATTCAATCAATAAGAGAAGTTCTTAATGGTAGTGATAATACTACTGATAGATTACTTCTTGAAATTCTTTATAATGGATTTAAAGATGTATATAAGACAGTATTACTTAATGCATTTCCAGATTATAAGTTTGATACAAATACAGCAACCCTTGAGAAGGAGATAAAGCATTTTGTTGACGATCATTTTGGTAATTTTGATGAGATTTTTGAAGATAACTCCCTCGTATCTGAAGTAATAGAATTATGTGATACTGGAGAATTTATATCATTACATGATTTCATAGTAGAGTATTCTTTACTTGACGGGAGAGTATTTGATATATCTAAATTCAGATTCTCTAATGATGTAATAAATTCACTACAGACAGATAGTGAAATTCTTACAGCTACTATAGATTTGATTTCTTTATTAATAGTAGGAAATCAGATGGTTGTTACACAGAGACCTAATATGTAATAGGAGGACTGTATGCCGTTATTTAGTAAATATCAAACCATAGTTGAATTCTTACAGAATCCTTTTAGAAGTAGGGATAATCAGATAAAGAATTTAGGATATGATGAGAGATATAAAAACTTTATAGCTAAGCATAAAATCATATACTATGCAACTACAACACTTGGGGACGATTACTATATTCACTGTAAAGTCCCCAGTGAAACTACTGCTAATGTATCATATGATGTAGTGCTTAGATTTTTTACAGATAATATTATCAGTAAGACTAATAGAATGCTTACTGGATATAATGTACAATTCTTTTCTAACTCACCTGCTTTCATGTATAGACACGCTTATAGCTATAATAACGCAGGATATTTAATAGAGACTTTATATGACAAGATAGATGCTGCTTATATAAACACTCCACCTAAAGATGGCGGAACTGTAAATAGTTATGAGAATACTATCTACTATGTATGTAAATTCTTATTGGATAATAGATATAATCTCTTAAGTAAGAATGACATGGTTCAAAGAAAAGCAGTTAAGCTTGATAAATTCTTTAACTCTATTAATGATTTTAAAACTAAGAAATTAGAAAGATTTTTGATAGATAATGAGAAGAAGACTGGTCAGTATATTACTAAAGATAAAATTATTGATAAAGATAAATCTGATAGGAAAGAAAAAGAAAGACCACATAAGACTGGTACTTATGTAGCTAAGGTACCTAAGAAAACTGCTGGTGGTAGAATGGTTAAGAAAATAGCAACTAAATCTACAACTAAGAAGAATTAGGATTAAGTCATATATTATCTTTGTGTAACTTTAAGTAATTTAGAAGGGAGCGATGGAGATGGACAATTTAAAAACATCAAGATTTATTGAATGGAAGCCTGACAAGAAAGACCTTATTTGTGAGCAAGATGGTAAACTTATAGTTTGTCATTTTGAAAAGGTTTTTGGTCATGATGAGAAGCTTTCAATATATGATAGATTCTTGATAGGGAGAGACAATTATGTCAAACAGTTAGACCAGATAATAAGATATATAAATTTCTTTATGTCTGAGTATGATACTGATAATGAGTTGGTTACTGCATATCTCAAAATAAAATTTGCAGTAGATAAAGAGAATGCTTTTGATGCAGAAGACTTAATGAGTTATAAAGCATTCTTGTATGATATCTTATTTACCAATTCAATGATAGATAAGATTAATTATATGGTAGAAGAGAATTATCTTGATGATATTGAAGTATCAGAAGATGATAAAAAGTATTCTAAAGATACTAAGAAATACTTAGAGTCATTAGAGTTTACTAATAATCATATTCAGATATTACTAAAGATATCGATAGCAATAAAGATAATGGTACCAGTACTATTTCACTTTATTCAAAAGAATAAACTTAAATCAAATGAAGAAGATTTCTTATATAACTTCTATGATGAGTTATTTAATTTATTTGGATTTAGTACTACTTGGACTTTATATGATTCAAATAATAAAGTTAAAGAGACAAATATTCCTGATATAAAAGTTAAGGAATATAGTGCACTTAATAAAGTTCCAGTTGTATTAAATGATAGAGGTTATGAATGTGAATTCATTGATGATGAGACAGGAGAAGTTTGTCATTTCTTAAAGAAGAGAATTAATATGTATAATAAGTTATATGCATATGTAAAGACAAAGGTTTCTGAGAATGAAGTAAATAATAGTAAGATGTATGACCAGAGAGCAATCTTTGGTGATGATTTAGTTAATGTAATAAACTACTTTGTTAAAAAGATACTTATAGCAGATACTATGATGAAGTATAAGTTTAATGAAGTATGGGATAAGACTACTAAATCATATAAAGAGAATATAGTAGGATTTAATAAAACTGTAGTAAAGTATCAGTTGATGTATTACTTAAAAGCTCAGTATATAAAGAATCCATCAGAAATAACAAGTACAAAGAACTCAGAAGGATTATCATCTGTTGATAAGTTCTTAATGAATCAGAATAAGATAGATGAAGGTTCTGTTATATTAAGCGAAATAAATATCAAGTGTACTATTAGTATGATTAGAGAGTTAATTGATGTTCCATTGAGTGAGGAAGAAATTCAGTATTATATGGATAATCATAAACCTGATTATATTCAAGTACAATTAGTGTATGCTTATTATACAAAGTTCTTTGGTAGTTATAGAGATTTGAATCTATTAAGATTTAGAGATTACATTATTCTCTTATTATTGCTTAAGAAGAAACTGTTAATAGATCTTGGTTATGAAGAAGATGTAGATGGTGAACTACATTATGCAGCATTACCATATATAATAAGTGGTAATGTATTGGATAAAGTAAATACAAGAATAATTAGAAATAATACTTTTATAACTGAGTTATTTAATAATAGTGATTATAATGAGCTTATGAATAGTAAGTATGATTTATTATCCACTATTAATAATGAAAGTATTATAAGTATCTTATCTGGAATAATAAATACTAAGTTTACATATGTAACTTATGAAGCTCAAGATTTGTTAGGAAAAGAGATAAATTACAATGTTGATAAAGTGTCATCAGAATTATTATTCTTACTGAATTCTATTTAAACTTTATTATATGGGTTTTATACTCATAAATAAGTTGAATAGGTGGTGAGAGAATGAAAAAAAGATGTTGTATTGCAATGTTGATTAGTTTCATGTATTTATACTACTCAATGTGGTGTAGTATTAACTTACCACAGCTAATATATTGGTAGAAGGGGAACATAGAAAAGTTCCCCTTCTACTTATCCGTAAAGTTTGGATATATAATAATAATATACTATTTCTGTGTAATAATGAAATAATATAAATTTCATTATTATATATTAACTATGTTTGCTGACCCTAGCGGCATGACGGGGGAGAATTGGAGATTTACCATGGATAAGAAAGTTATTGTAGATGTTGTAGTTGATAATGCAAAGTACATTGCAAAGGCTGTAGTAGTTTGTGCTGGAGTTGGCTTCAGCGTCATTACAGCAGTAAGTGAAATTTCAAAAGGATTAGGTTACTTCGCTAAGAAGTAACTCTAATCCTCAAATAGTTCCGAGATTGGTGATTAATTTCTTAATCACCAATCTCTTTTTTTATTCTCTTTAATACTTATCTTTAATAATTTGAAAGGTGAGTATAATATGAATTGTCTTTATAATTTAGCAATTTCAACAGGAGCTAGTATTGAGAAGTTTCTAGTTTCTATAGAAGAATCATCACCAGATGAAATGGTAAAAGTATTAGATACTCTTACTACTATATATGGAAAAGAGATGGTAGTAACACATTTCAAAGATAGGTCATTAAGTAGACCTGAAAGTGTTTTAACTACTGATTATAAAAAAGATTTATCCTTTTTATATAAATATATTTTTTTGGATAAGATTACTAATAAATATAGAATAGTGAGTTTTGAATCACCTAACCCACAATTAGTAATGAGTAATATAAATTTGAAATTAGTGTATTATGGGAACATAAAAGATATTAGAGAAAAAGTCGTAATGAATTATATTAATATGACTTATCCTTTAGCAACAATAGATAAGTTATATACTAATGAGAATAATATAGAAGAAGTATTACCATTAGTAAAATCGAATTCAATATTATTAATAACCGATGATGATAGTATCAATACTTTAAGTAAGTTAGTAAAGTATAATGTAAATATATTAATGATAGATAAAGAGAATTATCTTTATGAAGTTAAGAAAGAATTTAATAAACTGGTTATCGAAAAGATTGGGTGGTGAGTATAGTGATATACTATCTCTTTGTAATATTAAATTTTATTTTAACAAAGGAGATTTAAAATGGGAGCAATAGTAACAAAATATGAGGTTGATAATTCTGACAAGGATTCTATAGGACGTGATATATTCTTTGCATATGTCAGCAACGATTATATGCATCAATGTCATCTATCTTATTGGATAAATGATAGTGAGGGTTCAGAATTCTATAGATTATCACTTGGTGAAACTGTATTGAAAGTGGATAATGGTAAGTGGAAGTTTAAGAGTCCAAATTATACTAAAGAAGTCTCTGAGGCTTTTAAAAGTTTAATTGAGGATATTAATAAAAGATTTCAAATAAGAATACCAGTAGAAATAATGTAACTTAGTAGTAAAGGAGAGAGAAACAATGGAGCATAATATTGAAGTGCAAGAAGAGAAAGAGTATAAATCAGATATAGGGATGGATTACTTTACACGAGCCACTATTGATGGTAGATATGTTTCATCATACTTTATAAGTACAGACATGTCTTCAACTCACATTGTAAATATTAGTGGTGTAACTTATAGCAGAACAATAGTACAGGGTGATAACAATATTCCACCATATATGGGAAAATGGATGTCATCAGATGGTAGTGATATACCAGAATGGCTAGATAAAGTTATTATACATTTGTAATAACATCATCATTAATTTAGAACCAGATTAATTCTGGTTCTTTTTTTATAGGTAATTAATATGACAAATAAAGAAATTAAATTAGCATTTATAGATTCTCTTTATGGAAGAGGAGAATATATGAGGCAAGTAAATGAAGTTCAGTATAGAACTAGATGTCCTTTTTGTGGGGATAGTAGAAGTGATTTGAATACTGGTCATTTATATATTAAAATAAATCCAGAAGATAATTATCCTATGGTATACCATTGCTTTAAATGTGAAGAGAGTGGTATTGTTAATGATAATCTTTTAGTAGCATTAGGAATAGATGATATTAATTTAAAATCAAATATATCATCTTTGAATAAGACTAGTGATAAGATTAAAGGTCAAAAATATTTTGATGATGATAAAATAATTAATTTTGGTTATAAATTACCAGAAATAAAAGATTATAAGAAAATTGAATATATAGAAGAAAGATTAAAAGTTAGTATTACTGATGAAGATATAAGAAAACTAAAAATAATAACTTCATTAAAAGATTTCTTGATTTATAATAATATTAAAGAAATTACTATGGAGAATTATATATGTCATAATATAGAAAAGTATTATGTAGGGTTTTTATCATATGGCGGTGCTTATATCTTATTTAGAGATGTTAGTAATAAGCAGAAATATAAATGGATTAAATACCCAGTAACAAGAGAGAGTAGTGGTTGTAAATTATTCTATTCAATAGAAACTAGTATTGATGTTTTTACAAGAGAAAAGATTAATATTAATTTATGCGAGGGAGTGATGGACATTATATCTGCTTATAAGAATTTGGGTTATAATAGTGATAAAGACTTGAATATTGCTGTGTGTGGGAAACAATATTTGTATGTATTAAATACTTTAGGGAGTATGGGGTTTATAGGAGAAAATATAGATTTGAATATATTTAGTGATAATGATGAAGTATTTAATAATAAGAAGAATAATAAACCTACAGATATAAAATATTTTAAGAAGTTATTAAATACACAAAAGTATTTATATGAGAGTACTAATATATATTATAACTTAATAGATAAGGATATAGGAGTAGGATTAGATAAGATATCTTTAAAGAAATATAAAATATAAATAGAATACATAGATAATCTATGTATTCTATTTAGTTATTTAATTATTATCGTTCCATATGGTAAGTAAGGTAACGCATAATGGTAGATATATGTATTCATCAAAACCACCATGTTGTGCCCAGTATTCATAACTGAGTTCGTTACCATTAGCATCTACAATTATTGGGTGTGGTGTATTTTTATGCATACTCAATGTCATCCACGGAACAGGTTTTCCATTTAAAGTTTTAACACGTTTAAAAGCAGTATCAAGAGTTTTATACTGTTTGAAAGTTGCTTCTACTTCAGGGCAAACACAGTTGTATGTTACACCAAATACTTCTTTTTCGTTTGGTAACCATATATTTGGTACTTCATACATATTTTTTTTATATACACTATCCAACTGATCGAGATAATAACCTTGTTTGGAGTCTGTTGTATAAACCCCTCCTTTTTCAAGAGGTAGTGTTCTGTCATACCCATGATAATATCTCCATTTTATATACGGTCCAGCTAAACCAAAGGAGTGTAGTCCAGTAAGGTTAGTAGTCCTATATTCTTGTAATGAATCAAATATTCTACCAAATACTGATAAATTTGATGCTCTTTCGAGTGAAGTTAATGATTTGGTATCTGTTTTTTCGAGAATTTCATTAACCTTATATCGTATAATTGGTATAACCTCATCACTAATTGCATCAACCGACATACATTTTTTACCATTCTTATTAACCCACTCATTATAATTCAACCTCATTGTATATACATGACCAGTTAATGTAGTAAGTGCATACCAATCTCCATCGTTGAAGTAATCATAAAAGTTATATGATATGAGTGTATCAAATAGTTTTTCTACTGCATTACCATTATTAATTCTATTGTAATCACCCAATTCTGTTGGATTCATATCTCTTCCTATGAAATTACCATGTTGTGTATCTGATACAGCAACCCAATCTTCTGAATACATATTAGGCATTGTTTCTGTAGTCTCTTCTCTACCAAGCTGAGGAGAACAAAGAAAAGTTTGACCTTTATGCTTCGTCAACGTATTTATCTGGGTTGTTTCTCCATCACTATATTTAAAGTCTTGAGATGCATTGATAGTATATTTATGATTATTAGCATCATCTTCGGCTTGAGATAGTTTCTGTAATACAGTATTAATATTTGATAAATGTATAGCTCCTGCTTTATCATCGCTATGATTTTCTATAACGCTGGATATTGGTATATTAAATGATACTTCTTCGTTTTCATTATTAACTAATTTATATTTTTTCATAGAATAATCTCCTATACAAATCTCATACCACATAATGGATGGTATTGTTTTCCCACTCTTTCTCTAATAACCATATCATTTTTAGAAAACATCAAAGGTTCAAAGAGGTATTGTCTACCATATATTGGCTTACTCACCAAAGATGATGTCATACTTGGATATGGCGACCATGCCTTATTCCATATAACATCTCTATTATAATACTTTCTGAATATTGGATATTGAGTACATGTCATTGCATCATAATTAGAACTCCAGACCCCATACCCAATGATTTCAGCTTCATATAAAAACCATACTTTTCCAAGATTGGTGTTATATGCTATTCCATTATCATAACCGAATACATCTAGTGATTCATACTTAGCACCAGGTTTTGGTTCTATAAATGCTCTTGTTGGAACAGATTTTATTTTAGGAACAATATGTGATGTGACGTCTGGATCAATACCAAGACCATCATTGACTTCAACAAATTTCGGTAAATAGTTTTGCCAATCATCGGATGCTATTTTTCCAAGAACTATTGGTACATTATTACCTCTTTCTATGCGACTATTGGTTGGAGTTGTATCAAGTATTGTTTTAGTATCTGTAGTATTCGTCCATGGTGGTTGCATATATGTACCAGTACGTATCTCAACCTTGTTTAATATAAGATCTATATTATGAGGTCGGTTTCCAAAAGTTTTATCAAGATTATAATAAGTATCTATATTTATAACGAATTTAAAAGTCCATTTCTCCGTGTCTAACTCAAACCAGTCACCATTTTGTATATATCCATAATAATCATTATTAGCCAACATATTAGATATTTCATCAGGAGTATACATACTTACAATATCTTTCTTGTATTGACCTGGTGCAAGATATATAGATTTTAAAACACATCTATTATCTCTAAAACTTGATATTGGACGAAATACATCTGGTTTTTGCCACATTTCTAGAGTATCTTTCTCATATAAATCTGGTTTCGTTATATACGTTATATTTGCATTATCCTTTAATATTGTATTTCGTTTATATGATTTATTACTATTATATTCTTTATTTGATATCTTAATACCACTATCTGATATTTCACTTTTTACATAAGATAATGACCTTTGAATCCGCATTAACTTTTGGCTTACTGATGATGATTTGTCTGTAATATCTTCCAGTATATTGTCGGTGAACCCTCGGACTGGTATTTTTCGTTTTGATTTATTTTCAAGCATTATTACACCCTTTCTATATATACCTAAAACATAATAACTGGCTAATATTACCAGGGGATTTCTCTGTTTTAGGTATACCTCTTTCACTTATAATAACAGGTAGTTCACTATTATATCCTAGACTCCAAGTAACATATGGGTTTGGCATTGGTCGTTTAGGATCGTTGTATGGTTGTGCAGGTTTTCTAACAGAACCGAACTCTCTAAAACATGGGTATTGAATGCATAGAACTGATTCATGTTCATTGGATGATAAAATTGGGTATCCAAATATTTCTGGTTCACGTGGTTGCCATAAATAACCAATTGGTATCGTTACTCGACTATCAACGCTTCTAGATTTATTTTCAATTTTTCTATCACCCATAATTGTATATTTTTGTACTATATGTCTTTTTAACAAAGTACTTAATTTTGGTGAAAATAATTCCCACATAGGTTTTGAAATTTCTTGATATAAATTAGAGATACCTGCATCTCTAGTAGTTTGATCACCACTTAAACTCTTTATCATTTTTGTATTAAGATATTGATGATTTGTATCAATAAATTGGTTACCCTGTATATCCATAATCTCATCACTAATCATGTCAATATGATGAGGTATGCAATTATTAAGAGCATATTTATTATTAGTATATGGGTTTCCTCTGGAGTAATCATGATACACATCGATATTAAATCTCATCGTATATATGCAATTATTTATAACTAGTTCAATATAATCATTATCTTTAATATATCGACCATAATCATTATTCGCTAACATTTGAGATAGGTCATCATATGTATAGCCATACTCACTAGTCATAGACTTACCATCATCTCGTAAGAAACATATTGGTTCTGGACCTCTATCTATTTGATAGAAATACCATGATTTTCTATTTGGTGGTATGTTTGTACTAACACGGTCTGTTGTTAAATACCACATACCTTTATGCTTTACAATGGTATTTTTATTATATAATTTATTTCCTGATTTAGGCTTCCAATGATATTTATTGAAGAATGGGTCTCCAGTAGTAGTTGATTTATAATATGGCTGGAATACGTTTGGAGTATTATTTTCAAATATACTCATGTCTCTTGAAATGTAATGTAATTTATCCAGCAATAATTCGTCACCATACGACATGATATCACGTTCATGTATCTTCGGTACTAGTGGAGTTCCATCTTTTTTTCTTAAGTCATATATTTTCATACTAATTACCCTCGCTTATTTTAATATCACCCATCGTAAAGCATAGTGGTACATATACCTTATCACCACTACTAAAGTTATTTGAATTAGATAATCTCATCGGTAATCTAGTACCATCTTCATTAACAACACATGGGTATTTTGTACCACTTTCTATCGTATAAGTCATCCAATTCTTTGGTCTTCCATTTAGTGTTTTAACTCTTTTAAACGCAGTATCTAATGATGGAAGTTGTTTAAATCCAGTTTCTATATTAAAAGCATACTCATTTGGTCTACGAAATGGTATACCACCAAATACTTCAGTTGCTGTTGGTAACCAAGCTAATTGTTCTATACGACTATTCTTTTGACCACCATCAAGACCATTTGGTAAATAAAATCCATTCATATGATCATGATTATGTATATAAACACCATCATTGCTTATTCTTTTACTACGGTCATACCCGGCATAATATCCATACTTATTTTTAAGTAATCCTAATAAAGCATTAGGTAATTGATACACAAATGTATCTAATCTGTCAGGAACCATTGAAAACTTATGAATTGGTACATTTGAAAAATTATTAATATATTTTACACCATCACTTTCAATTCCAAAGGTATCGTTTGGGTTAATTACTATATCAGGTATCAATTCATCACTAACGAAATCCACACTAGCGTTTGTTGTCCCACCTTCATTAACATATTCTCTATAATTCATTCTCATAGTAAACTTATTACCACTTCTATCGAATATTATCATATAATCTCCATCATTGAAGTAATCATAATACTTACCACTAATAAGAATATCTGTCATATCTTGTAATCCAAAATTCCCATAATTAACTGATTCAAATGTATCATCTGTTGATACACCACCACTTTCGTATTTGGTTACTGCAACACATTTATTTCCATAAGAATCAGTTAAAGCTATCCAATCATCTGAATAAGGAAATGGTTCACGTGTAGTACCATTTTCAGCAATTACTACAAATACCTGACTGTTATGTACTACAATAGTAGACCTAGCATATTTAGTACCTGGTTTATACTTTAATTCTTCAGGAACTTTCAATGTCAATGTCTTTAAGAATTTTGTATAATCTTCTATATAACCACTTAATCCATCTAAATACTCGAAAGTATATGGATGTCGAATTCTATATTCTATATTAGAGAATCTGCATTTTACTGCAACATCCTCTTTATTATTATTAACTACTTTATGATATTTCATAAATCACCACCTATACAAATCTCATTCCAAACATTGGGAATACCTGATCTTTAATACTTTGAGTATAAATTTGACTGATATTATTTTTAATACATATCATATTTAAGTTAGAAGTATCAGGTCTTTCAACACTTGGAAAATAAACTGGGTCATAATCGAATACTGATGATGATGTCAGTATACCTAGGTATTTATTATTGAACTTAAATACTCTATTTATAAATTTTTGGAATATAGGATATTGCGTACAGGTCATCATATCATTAATTGATGACATACCATTGTATCCTTTGATTTCCCCTTCATATAAAAACCACGATTTTCCAAGATCAAATTCTACTATACCATAGTCTTTTAAATTCTCTACAGTATTATTATTCTTATCATATTTTCTTGTAATTATATTCTTATATTTATTTACAATATGATTTGTAAATTTTATATTAAGAAAATTTCCCATAGTCTGATTGATTGCATTATCTAGTAACCATGGTCCAAGAAAAGTTTTTAAAACCATTGGTGTAGTATTATTAGTAATAAATCTATTTGTTGATATATTTGGATCTAAATCATACCATATATGTGAGCCTGGAGCATTATCTCTCAGACTCTCTTGCCAATACTCCATTTTAGTACATATAAAATCTATACAATGAGGGTGCGTATTTCTCGAATTATAATACGTATCTATATTGGCAACTAATGTCAACATATATCCATCACCATATATTAACTTAATATAATCACCATTCTGAATATATCTATGATAATCATTATTTCTAAGCATAGCACTTAAGTCATCAAATGTATATCCTTCGTTAGACAAAAGTTGCCTTTCCTTAGAATTTATTACTTTTTCTTCTATTAAGCATACATTCTTTCTTCTACGAGATAACGGTAACCAAACTTGGGAATTATCTCTAGGTTGGAGACTTGTAGTATCTTTTAACGACATATAAGCTCTTCCCTTATGATTTATAATAGTAAATTTTTTATACTGAATATTATCAGCATAATCTTTTTTTGAAAATTTTATTTTATTCTCATCTTCTATATTATTAAGAGTTTTTGCCTCTTCGTTTAGATTATCTATTTTTTGTGTAAGAGTCATCTCTTCTGAGGTACCTCTTTGTGTGTATATAACATGGTCAGTTGTTGTTCTTAGAGGAATCTCGTGACCACTTTTTGTCATTGGAAAATTTCTTGTCTCAGCCATATCATTTTCCTTTCTTAAATAAATCTAAAATTGAGAGTATAGTATACATCCTTGCCAAATATACCATCTGTCATTTCTGGCACATTTTTACTATATGATACACCAGTTCCTGCAACAATAACAGTCTTGTTCTCATAGTCATTTCGTGCTAAGTTGGCAGACATCGTTGTAGTAGTGTATAACCTATACTGATCCAAATTCTTTGTCTTAAATAGATCCTTACGAACTGGAAAAGTTTTTTGAGAACCGTAGATTCTACATGTAGGATATTGTATATCTGCACTTACATCTTCGGGGAATCCATGTACTGTATACCCAAATATTTCAACTTCAGATAATTGCCATAAATTACCATGACGTATATCGGTATGCATGCTACTAACCTTATGGAATTTTGGGAATATATCTGCTGAATTTGGTGTATACATCATATCCATGTTATACCCTTTTCCTAATTTAGGATGTATATGTTTTTTCAACATATCACCTAATTGACGTTCCACACTTGTGTAGAATTTATTATCTACAAATTGAAAAAAATTTGTATAGACAGAGTCATTAGCTTCTAATGTTGTACGTATTCTCAGACGATTACTAGTGTCAGTTTTATATCTTCTATCTATATACTCACGAACCATTTCGTCAGAGAAATATCCATGTGAAAAGTTTGTTGGTTCAGCATATACTTCATCGCTAAGCATATCTATATGATGAGGTATACTACCTTCTGGTATATAAATAGAATTCTTAAATGGATTTACAATTGCATAGTCATAATATGTATCTATATTAAATCTCATTGTATATACATAATCACCAACAGTTAATTTTAAATAATCACCGTCTTGAATATATTCATGATAGTCGTTATTTTTAAGCATCATACTTAAGTCATCATATGTATAACCGTACGGACTGCTTTGTTTTCTACCATCATCTATAATAACACATCTCCCACGAGAATTATAATCCAATTGTCTCCAATATGGAGATTTTGGTTTAGGTGGGAAATGTTTATTACTAGCTTTCTGTGTTTGTATGTAAAATGTCCCTTTATCTTTTACTAGAGTATTCGGACGAGTATTATCCTCTCTTAGATTATATCTTTTATAATTTTTACCAATACTCCTACCTCTACTGTAATCTACACTAAATACTGACTGTAAATCACCATGTTTAAACCTATTGGCAGTTTTTTGTATTTTAGCTAGAGCATCTGGATATGGCATATTATCAGTTGTATACCATACATGTTGGTCTCTAACTTTAAATGGTAATAAACGACCATTCGACATTCGTGTGTCGTAAATTTTCATATTTTCGTTTCCTTTCTATAAATTTAGGTAAACTTATATTAATGTGAAACTATATACTATCTATATGTAAGTTAATATAAGAGATTATTCTTTATCTAACTTATAAGTAAAAAAATAAAGAAAAGGTAGGTGTAAGTATGGCAAATTTTATGTCAACAAGAACAGAGATTGATGGTATCGTAGAGAAGATAGGAGCTTGCAATACTAAGTCGGCTAATTTAATAGCAGAGCTTTGTGTTAGTAAAGCAAACGATAAATCTTTAAAAGATGATACCTATCTCGAGATTATTAAACTACTGGATGCGTATCCAGATGAATTCAAAGTAGGAGTACTAGCTCAAGCATTAATAATAGTATCAAAGCAGATACAAGGTATAGCTTCAGTAGCTCCTAAGAAATCAGACGTAAGGTCCGATTTCTTCAAACACAGATAATTAGCAATTTAAAGAATATTGATAATTGATTTTATCAATATTCTTTTTTTATAAAGGAAATTTACAATCATGGCTTATGATATTAAAGTATATAGAACTCATATAGAAATATCTCCTTATAAGTTAGGAGATAATTTAGATTTTGAAAAGAATATGTCTACGTTTGATAAAACTCTTCATAAATGGAATCCATTATGTTATCATGTGGAAGATGATATTCTTTATATACCAAAAGGAATAAGTATTAAAAGTATTGAAAAATATTTTTATTCATCACCCGTACCAGTGTTCGCACCTGATGATTATGATACAATAAAATCTGGTGAGGGATTATATCCTCCGAAAGATATCATACAAGAAGATGCAATTAAGTTCCTATGTGCAGAAGATAACTATTCGTACACAGGAAGATATTCCCAGTTAGGATTAAATTTAGTAACTGGAGATGGTAAAACTTATTGTAGTATATATTCAGTTCTTAAGTATAAAATAAAAACTATTATTATTACTCACCAAGAGAAGTTAAAACAACAGTGGATAAAAACGATAAAAGAAATGACATCTTTTCCTGAAGATAAAATAGTAGATATATTAGGAAGTAATATAATAGAGTCAATAATGGATGGTAATACATCTGGAGAGATTTATGTAGTAAATCATCAAACTCTTTCCAGTTATGCTAGAAATCATTCTTGGTCACAAATAAGAGAATTATTTAAAAAAATAAAAGTAGGAATAAAGATAATAGATGAATCTCATAAGTTCTTCGAATCATCTTTAATGATAGATAATTTCAGTAATTGCTATAAGACTTTTTATCTAACAGCAACATTTGGTAGGTCTGACCCTCGTGAAGTTAGATTATATAAACAAGCTTTTTCATCATTAGTAAGATTTGGTGAAGAAACTATTAATTCAGATATAAAGAGAAGACATACTAAATTCATTATCTGTTATTTTAAGTCAAAACCTAAAAATGGTATAATGCCTAAAGTAGATAATGCATATGGATTTTCTGGTTATAGATATATTGATTATGAATTGAAGAATAGTGATTCTGCTATATTAGATTTACTAAATTATATACTAGAGAATACTTCTCATTTATCTGGTAAGACTTTAATACTTTCTCCTAAAGTAGAGAGTGTTGAAATGATTGCTGATTATGTAAGAAAGATTACTAATAAATCAGTAGGTGTTGTTCATGGAAGTAATAGTGATGAAACTAATCAAGAGAATTTACAAAAAGATATAATTTCATCTACTATCAAATCAGTAGGAGAGGGTACAGATATAAAAGGATTAAGAGTATTAATTAATTTAGAACCTATTGGTAGTAAAATAGTAGCCAATCAGGTTCAAGGTAGATTAAGAGAATATTCTCCAACAGATGATACTCTTTACTTCTATCCAGTAGATACTACCATAGAACAGACTTCTACTTTACTAAAAAGAATATTACCAACGATGAAAATTAAATGTAAGGAAATCATTCACATGACTTATTAGTAATACAATTCAAGAAAGGAAGATAAAAATATGGCAATAGATAGTATTCCAAATCACTTAATAGAAAAAGTTAATAAAGAAAAGCTTATTAAAGATAATATCACTCCTATATCAATAGAGATTGATGATGAAGTAGTTTATTTTATGACATCTGATAATCCAAATAAGAAATATAGTTTAACTAAGAACCAGATAAGGAATATCTTCGGTTCTTTATAAAAACAATTTTCTAATACTATGAAAGGATAAGTTTGAAACATGCTTACAAAGTTATCAGACTCTATTAAACGCAAAAATGCAGAGTTTATTAGAGACGTGGAATATATCAAAGAAACAGCATATGAAGATATGCTTGATGAAAGAATGGAATCTTTCATGGAAGATGTATCAGAATTATCAATGGGAGAAATTCGTAATGATTTAGATTCATTAAATGAGCTTACTGATGAACCAGAACAGGATGAAGCAGAAGTTCAGAGAATAATGAATGCTGATCATGATTTATCTTTCAATGATATGATTGGTGTTACACCAGATTCTGAGATAAAGATTGAAGGAAGTGAGGACTTGAACGATGGATTTGAATACTAAGTTGTATATCATAACAACAGCAAAAGAGATTCCATGTTTAGGTGGAATTACTGGTCCTATAACAACTCCTGTTAAGCTTGAGTTGAGTGAGTTGATTTGGTTATTGAATAATGGATTTGCAGTATATCAGTGTAACCCATTTGATAGTAATGAAAGAGTTCTTGTTGATAGAATGAATATGAATGATATCAAGTTTACAAGAAATAGAGCAATCGTTACTATGGAACAGATGGAGAACCTGAAAGTACAGGAAATGTCTAAACCTATAGAGGTTATTAAGAAAGAGAATAAACCGACAGTAACTCCTGAACCAGCTCCAGAAGTAAAAGAGGAGAAGAAGAAAGATTCTAATAAAGTATTAGAAGCTGACACTTTTCAGAAGAAATAAGAAAAGATTATGAATGTAGAAATAACTTAATATTTCTACATTCATAAATTTTATTGTTAAAATACATTTATAAACATAATGAGCTTAGTTAGTATAGTTTTTATCATATTGGTTATTCCCATACTTACCTTTTTCATTATGCTAACTTTTTTTGTTATTATATCTGGACCTAATATCTCTCTTTTTGTTTTGAGTTTAAGAGCTTCTGATTCCATTAGTTTAAGTTCTCTTTCACATAAACTCAAACTCTTAAAGACATCAGAATTACCACTTATTTCTCTTTCTAAGAAATGTATATAGTCCGTTATATCAATCTTTATTTTACTCTCTTCAAGAATACCTATCATTCTATAAGTATCATCTACTTTCTTTTCAAATAGATTTATTTCATTATCCATATCATCAAGAGTCTTATATTCAACTTTAGATATTCTATTCATTATAGGAGTAACTTCTGCTATGGTCTTATTATAAATATTAACCATCTTGGCTACATTATGAACTTCTACACTTTTAAATCCTTCTTTTCTGGATTGTACTGCTTTCTTGTAAGTACTACTTAAAGAAAATTTAGCTACTATTCTCTGAACTCTATATTGGATTTCAGTAATAACCTTTCGGTTAAATTCTTGAAATCCAGCAATTAATTTCGCAAAGAATTTTTTGATAGATGTCCATAGTCCATCTCTATCATCATTTTTTCTTTTACCAAATACTAATGCTTCAGAATAATATTCACCAATAGCAGTAGTTAATCCTAATTCTACTGATAAAAGTTCTTTATTGTAATTTTCGACCATATATAGAAAGGTATTATCTTCCATATATTCTTTTCCTTTCACTAGCCTATTAATCCCATGTTTTCAAGTAGATATCAACACTCTTCTCAAATATATTACAAGCATAATAATACATAGGTTTACATATAATACCAATACCAACTGAATCTATACGTGTAGATGGAAGACAACTTAGTTCATCAAATATCCTATATTCTGTAAACTTATATAACTCTTCTATATTACTAATTATTTCATCAGGTATTTCTTTAATTATATCTGGTACTAATTTTTTACTTAAATCAAGAATTCTATTAATACACCACCTGATAATGCTATTGGTTATGTATATATTAAATTTCTCATATTTAGGAAATTCATATGCAAAGAAATTATCTATTAAATGCATAGAATTATGCCTCTTTGGATCAAATGAATCCAATCCTTTTTTCATAGCTAAGAATTCTTCATAGTGAGGAAATTCTAACCCATGCTCTTCAAATATCTTAATCTCTTTCTCATTATCTACAAATGGATAATAGTACTTCTCATATAATTCTTCTACAGTCATTTTTTATTTCCTTTCAAGGTTAAATTTATATATTAGTGAATTGATTTATAAAATCATCATATATTAATCTTAGAATAAAAAAAGAAAGCTCCGAAGAACTTTCCTAATTCAAATTAAATTATTTATACAAATCAGCATATATAGAAATATAATCTCGGATTAATTTTATACTATGCATATCTGAACGAATATCATCTTCATCCGTAGTATATTCGATACACTGTTCTAAATCAGAAATTATTTTATTTAAATTATCGATATCATACACATCTTCAATATCATATATTCTGATATGATGGTCTAATAAATAATTAGTTCCATTATCATTCTTTATATCGATAATTATAAATTCGTGAGAAAAATCCTCATAAACATAATCGATGTCTGGACTATTTATACTTATACAATCTTCCACAACACGTATCATTTTTTTATCCCCTTTCATAAATCAATTACTTATATACATATAGATTATATATAGGTAGTGTAGATAATTAAATTCCCTCAGACAAAAGAATAATCTTAAATATCCAGAAAGGAACTTATCTTATGGATAGTGAAACTAAAAAGAAGTTAAATGATATATCAAAGGTTAATTTATCTTTGATACCTGTTAAATTAGATTTAACTACATTGAATATGACAATGTATTTTATTTACAAGGATAGTGTCTTAAGGACAAGAAAAGTATTGAATAATATGTATAAGCTTTTTATGCATATAGATGATAATAATTATAAAGATAATCCATCGTTAAGTGCAAGAATATGGATAATAAGAAAAATTTTACAAGCAAGATTATTTGATGGTTATGATTCTCAATTTGAATTTATAACCACTTTATTAAAAGATGATGTGGATTGTACTGATGATATAAGTAATATATTAGATACAATCCCTGGTGGAACCATAACGCATGAAGAAAGTAGATATCTGATAAAGAAATTATCAGATATTTTAGAATTTGGGTATGTGATTACTCTTAAAGAAATATATCAAGAGGTACTCGATTCTATTGATATGGATGATTTAAAATCATATAAATCTATACAAGAAGATTTATATACAATATCAACTTCTATTATTAATATTAAAAGAAATACAAATACTGCTAGTTCAGGAAATATGTTCTCATTAGATACAGAGTATTTCGATTCAGTAATAGAAGAATCTCTTGATAGATTAAAAGATAGAAATAGAATGTTAAAAACTGGAATCCAGAGACTAAATACTTTATTATCTCCAGGATATTTATCTAAGAGATTATATACCTATTTGGCTTTGCCTGGTAAAGGTAAATCTACTGTATTATTAAAATCAGCTTTAGATATAAAGAAATATAATCAAGGAATACAAACTAAAGACCCTGATAAAAGACCAGCAGTTTTATTCTTAACTTTAGAGAATGGTATAGAAGAAACTGTTGAGAGAATGTATAATATGGCTGTAGATAATGATGATATCAGAAACTACAGTACAAAGCAAGTAATTAAGAAGTTTAAGAAACAAGGTCATCTTGAAATAACTGATAAGAATAATATTGATATTATTATTAAAGAATATAAGAATAGAGAAATTGATACAAATGATTTATACAGTATAATCAATGACTTGGGTGATGAAGGTGTAGAAGTAATTGCTCTTATAGTTGATTATATGAAAAGAATAAGACCTTTTGAACCAGCTACTGAAGAAAGAATAGAATTAAAGAATATTACTAATGAGTTAAAAGAAGTAGCAAAGTTTTATGATATACCAGTAATAACAGCACAGCAGTTAAACAGAGCTGGTGCTACTGTAATAGACGCTGCTATACAAGCAAAAAAAGAAGATGTAACAAGATTAGTTGGTAGAGATTCTATTGCAGGTGCTTGGGAGATACAAGAGAATAGTGATTTTACTTGTATTATAAACCCAGAAACTAAAATGGATACTGGTGAATTATATATGACATTTAAGATGTTAAAAAGAAGATATAGAAGTAGTGAGAGTAATCTTAAATTGAGAAGATTAGATTATTTCTCTCATCCATTTGAAGAGGGTAGTGAAATAAGATTGATAGATGATGTAGATTTACCAAAGTCTTTATCATTAGAATCATTATCTACTAAATTTAGTCCAACGGATAATAGAGGACCATCAACAATGGTTGAAAGACATCACTATGGCGAAGAAACTAATGATGAGAATACTTTAAATAGTATAGCTCAAGAGATAGAAGAATTTGAACCATTTGATTTTACAAGAAGTAAGAATTATTAATATATAAGTATATATTATTTTTATGTAACTAATAAATATATTTTGAGATGTCCTATCAGGCTTAGCGGGG